CTTCGATTCGTTGATCGTAGCCGTAACTCGCCTGCCGGCTATTGTCGATGGCGCAGATGGCGTTATTTTCGAAGTTCAATGTAATAATCGCGGTATCGATGTCCCCCGATTATCAACGCGCGACAAATGACCTGCCAAAACTGCGACAAATGAAATTTCTCATTTTTTTATTTTGACAAGAATTTAAGGGGGATTTATTGGAAAACCAAGTAGGGGCTGCTAAAAAACGTTCACTATTTTTCGAGAAGTTATTAATCGATTTTTGAGATGCTTATGTTATCTATTTGGTAGACATCGGAGGCATTGCTACCATATATTTTTAATGTAAGGGCGGTAGTGGTGGTGGTAAAGTAATATAGGTGAGTATCCGGGCTAATATTATTATAGGTTTGTGTTGTAGAATGAGCACCGGAAAGGTTGATGGTTAAATTCCCTGAACCGGAGACACGATACCCGTCAAACTTTAATTGATAGCATTCACCAGATAAGGTCGTAACAGTCTGTTGCATGAGGTCAGTAATACTGGCAGAATTAGTAAACCGCTGAGCAAAATTTTGGTTCGTTGGAGCGATGGATCCAGTCCCTGTGCGCCAACCTTTAGCAAGTCCATAGGATTCTTTTATCTGTTGACTTGTCATTACTATATTAGAGTAACGTATTTCATAGATTGTCCCTAAAAACCACTGTAAATTGCCTCTTGTTACACCTATCTCAAAATTATCAGTATCACTTATATCTACTGAGTTAGAAACTGTTTGAATATCAACCTGTGAGCCGTCCTTATAAAGGATTTGATTTCCATCTCTGTCTAAGGTAACAGAGAAGAAATAATCTGTTGATGTAGAGACGCCGGTATTGAATGAACTCCCGTTTATCCAAGCGCTTCCACTTCCATCCAGAACGGATGTTCTAAATTGAGAAGCAGTGCTAATTGAGAGAATATACTCTTTGTTTGTGGGACCAAATGCGCCACCTTTATCGACAATACTCCTGATTGCTGAAAAATTTGCCCCAGTTTTCAACCTGACATCGAATGTTCCGTCTCCAGTGCCCAGGTTAAAATCTCCTGCTGATGCTGCTAAAATATGGAATTTCTCAGAAGTTCCATTAAAAGTCAAACCTTTACCGCCCTGGTAGATCGGGCTGGTGACGGTTAGTTCATCCACATAATTTACACTAAAACCGGTAGCCGTAAGGTTATTTCCATTGCCGCTAAGATCATTTACTATTTCTGCCGCACTTCCATGATAGGTGCTATCGAATATCCAATGGCCCTTAGTGCTGTCGTCGTTATCCATTGTAAAATCACTAAAATCACCGTTAACGACGACATTACCCACTACAGGATAGGGTATTTCGACTTCATAAGAACCAATATCACATTCATCCGATTGTGGTCTTTCTATACCTCGTTGGTCTTCCGTTATACTTCCGCAATCCGCGGCATCCCAAGCCGGGGAACAAGGATTAATCGGGTGAATCCATGTGTCGGAAACTTCCGTTAAGGCAGACAAAAGTGGGTCTGTATCCAATAAGTTTCCACCGAGGTCATTTGTGGTGGTTAGGCCGGTATCGTCGCCTATGATAGTGTTTAGCAGGTTGGTGATGGTGCACGAACCAACATCATCCGCCCCTGCTGTATCTGTATTATCGGCAATAATGGAATTGCTGACATTGGTTAACGTTCCGGTTATCCCTCCACCATTACCGGTGCCATGTAAAGAATTATTGGCTATTGTGACAAAATTCAAGGTTGTAGTGGTTGCCGGTAGCAAACCCCCGGCATGGCTGGCCTGGTTTCCTGATATGGTTGTATTCGTTATCGTGATATTGGTAAAACCTTCGTTGGATATACCGCCGCCTTGCTCATTAGTTCCGGTTCCAATAACATTGTTGTTGTAAAAGACTGATTTCTCTATCAACATCCACGCCGTTAAACTACCACTTGAATAGTTTGATACTCCACCACCACGTTGGGTGACCGATGAGGTAGCGGTAGAAAGATTACCACGTATGATACAATTTCTGATAGTAAATAACTGGCTGTCACCCGGCCCATGAGACGAAGATCTGACGCCGGTATTATGGATAGCGCCACCGCGTGCGGAATTGGTTGAACCTCTGGATTCGGAATTCTCAATTATACAATCTTCAATCGTAACCAATCCGTTTGAATCATTAAAAATTGCACCGCCCCTGGCTGCAACAGCAGAGCTTAAACCTTCTGTTATGGTTAATCCTGTTATCTTGACATCAATCCCGGAGCCAGAAATATTGAATATACGAGAAGCGTCATTTCCACTTACCTCTAAAACGTCGGCACCGGGGCCAATGATGTTCAAATCTTTGGATATGGATATTTCACCGGTAGTTAAGGTTATCGTTCCGGTTACTGATTCATCAAAACAAATGGTATCACCACTGGCGGCATCAATAACCATTTGTCGAAGGGATCCGGATCCGGAATTATTGGTGTTGGTTACCGTCCACTCACAAGGCCCGACCACATCCTCAACATTACCGCCCCAGCGGGGATTCTCGTTAATCCAACTGCCCCATTGCGCCTGGCAAAATCCAAAGGATAAAATCAGAAATAACAGGAATCTCAATTAATATCTCCCAAAAATCTTTATGTTATAGAAAATGACTGGCCCGGTGCCGACGGAAACCGTCAAGAAAAATTGGATAGGAAGATCGGTTACAACTGCCGGAGTATATTTGATGATCTGGTTTTCATCAAATAGAGGCTCGGATACAGCGTCGGTGAATATCGTTGCATCGCTACCGTAGTTATTCTCAAAAATCTGAAACTTGGTAATATCGGAATCACCATCTCCCAGAATGTAAAAATATACACTATCAATCTTGAAAGTGTCGGCACTGGCAGTATAGGGAATGTTAAAATATAGGGTATCGGCAGCAGCGGCATCCACAACGACGCCGTTACGGGTAACTTCCCTATTCCAAACGTGCGCTGATGCCAGTAAATTTATAACCCGCCGCCTGCCCATATTGCTCATTTCGGTCATGGTTAACGATCCGTTGAGAATATCGTGAGCCGTTATACTTTCATCTTTGACTGCCCCACCGGAACCCCCTTGTACAGCCTGGTAGGCCAGGTGCAGATTAGTAACTTCGGCATTTCCAATACTGATTATTGCCGTTGGGCCGGTTCCATCATCAACATCTATTCCACTTCCGGGAAGGATTTCATTAACACCGGCAACTCCGAATTCGTAAACGTCACCGTCTTTCCAAAATAATAGAACATCTCCGGCAGCCCTGATAGAGTCTACATATTGCTCCATATCAATCAGAAGACTTGTAGGGTTTACAAAGCTGCCACCGCTTTGAATTTTCAGAGCTTTGCGGGCTTTTAAGGTATCAGTTTCTACCTCTTTATTTTGCCCTTGCACTTCCGGTGGGTTGGTGCAGTTTAGCAGAATGATTAATGACAGAAATATGATTCTATTCATATAAAAAGTCCGTTTTATCAGGGGAGACCGCGCCATCGGCAATCTTAGGATTGGTTACCGCGCCGTCATCCAATTTAACAGTGGTTATTTCACCATCTAAAACCATTTCTTCACCGGGGAAAAATTTACCTATCATGGGAGTAAATACGACACTATTTACCAGGACGGTGCCCTTGAAGCGCTCCCCGTTGTTATCGATATAATAAGTGCCGTCCCCGTTGTCGGTGAAGTCACCGATTTTGGGGCTTTGATAATGCGGGCTGCCATTCAAAAACGTCCATACCTCTATGGTCGCCCCGGGATCCGGGTTTCCATTAGCATCCAGTTTTAAAATAGTCGTTCTCATAATATTACTTCCTCTCCCATAATTACAATTTCCGGTAGCTGCACACCCAGGGCTTTTACCCGGAATCTTAAAGTGGGGTTGGTTAAAATGTTATAGCCTTTAAACAGTTCGAAGTCGATAACGCTGTCGGCGTTTACGACTTCAAAAGTAACGCCATCGATGATTAGCTTTTTATCGGTGGCCTGTAAAAAATTGGTCATAGCCAAGCCTTGAATGAGATTGAGTTGCAATTTTATCTCAATGCGCTGCCGGTGGTTTTCCTGGTAGTTCTCTACCAGTTCATAATCCAGCTTTTCCAGCACTTCGCCGACCAATTCGAGTGAGAATTTTACCCGTTCGCAGAATAGGGTAAACTGCTCAATGTTTCCATTATGAATGAAGGTAACGTTGACATCCCGGTTCAGCATTACAATACGATCCCTTCCACTTTAGCGACGCCTTCCTCGTTGATGGAAAGACGGTTTAGCTTTACCGTCTCGCTGCCGGCCAGCAGTTCGTCTAAAACTACTTCGTTATCATAAAGGATACTCCCGGTAAATCCATCGTTACTGGAGATGATGTCATCGTAAGCATCCTCAATATCTCCGAAGGTGCTGAATGCTCTATTTCCAAAGACAATGCTGCCTATTTCCCACCCGTTAACCGGGTCATGGTCGGCCATTGTCCAATACAAAATAGATGGATCAATAGAATCGATAAAGTCGGCAGGGTCAGAAATTTCTAGGCTTTTATCAAAAACAAATTTGCTGTTAAAATTTTCGTAAGTGAATTTGAAGTTATCACCGTTAATCACCACACCATCGATACGATATTTATTATGGATTCGCTGGCGTTCTAACCAGGTAACATTTTTAGAATCCATCTCACTAAATTTTTTGGGAATCAGTTCAATGTCTAACCCCAGTATGCCGGATTCGATTATTGGTGTAGCCCGCAAGTAACAATTGTAGGCATAAAGAGCCATCTTAAATACATCCATCCAGGGAATATCGTGATCACCAAAGGTAAAGTCCACCGCTGTTTCTTCGGTCTCCGATTCATCCAGTGATATGTCACGAAATAAAGCCGGTACGGTCGTTTCACCGGCGATGTATCTCAGTGGAGTTGACAGGTCGATCAATTGGTATCCCTTACCATTACTTTTACCGGCCATATTGAGAATCATATCTCCCAGGGAGAATCCCCAGACATCTTCCGCATTAATCAATGGATTGACGGTAAATATTTCTTTGATGATTATTTTGGCATTGCTCAACTCATAGCTCCAATCGGCACTATCGGCGCTGTAAACGATGTTGGTATCCTGCAAATCATCAAAGAAAAGATTTTGAATGGCAATTAAACGATGCTTATAAAGACGGCTTTTTTCATCATAGTTTAAGTATGGCCGGTCGATGTGATAGATTCCTTGTAGACTTCCGTTCCAATAAGCCGCCAAAAAATCCCGCGCCGGGGGGTTAGAAATGGTAAACGGCTCACGGGTGGTCAAAGTAATATCCCCGGATTTTAAAAATTGTTCGTCGCCAACGGTTACTTCGATGCTGATACTCTGCTTAATCACCTCCACCGGGATTTGTTCACTGATTAACCCATCGCTATCAGTTCCGATGTATTGAAACGTGAAACTCATATCCGCCTCCGGTTCTCATTCTTCTCATATTCCGGCAGGTTATCCCGGAAAAATTTTATCGTATCTATATCGGAGAGAATATCAATTTTAATTTCACGGATTGCCCGCACAGTGTCTTGCCGAAACGAGGAAAACTCCCTTGCTAAACCGTTATCCGGTGCAACTTGAATATTAGAAGCCGGGCGCAGAACATCACCAAACAGCCGGGAAAAATTACCGGAAACCCCGGCCCCGTAAGAGGCCGAAGCTCCGGGTTGGGAGGAAGTGCCAGCAGTGCGATTGATGGCATCCAACAACGGTAAAAACCGGGAGGTAGCCGCCCGGTTTACAACATACTCTCCATCATTTCCGGCAAACAGCCGGTTTTCCCCCAGGCCAAAACTTCCGCTGGCGACTCCATTTCCAATAAGCCCGCCCAGGTATTTCTTTTCAAAATTGACGTTTTGGATTTTAACCACGTTAGCAAAGCCGGCAGCAATAGCCGCGGCCGCGGCCGCAGCACCCAGCGCCGGCCCCACAATTGGAATTCCGGCCAGCGCTTTATAGGCGGCCTGCGCTGCGGCGTAAGTGTTATACTGGGTCTCAGCCAGTGCCCCGGCTTTTCCGATGCCGAACATACCGGAATAGCTGACGCCGAAGGCTTTAAGAACCGAATCCAAACCACTAACAAGGTTAGTGTTTTTATCTTCGTTTAACGATATGGATTGATCGGTAACGTCCTGCTCGTATGAAATACGTTTATCGGCCAGGGATTGCCAGATTTCGGCCTCTAAATCGGCGGCCTGGCGCGTTTGTAGAATATGTTTTTCTAACGGTAAAGAAAATTCCGAGGTTGAGGGTTGTTCCGGTTGTCCAACAGCACCGCCAGCGGTGGGCGATCCGGTTGCAGGAGTCTGGGCAATCACCTGCCGGGCGGCAATGAATTTCTCAATTTCTTCATTGAGCTTGGAGGCTTCTTGCTCCGAAAGCTTTAACTCCGCGGCAATCTGCGCAATGGCTTCGGCGCTGTTGATGTTCTCGAAGTTGGAGAGCAGCGCTAAGGTTCTGGGAAGTTCAATATTAGCTTCAGCCAGTTCCGTTCTCAATTGCTCTTGAGCAGCTGCGACGTTTTCAACACTTCTTTGATGCTGTAACCATAATTCAGGATTACCAATGGATTCTTCCATCAACTCCTGGTGAGTCTTCTGTAAATCGGCAAGCCTTGCAAATTCCGTTGAACCATTGGCAACCGTCTCAATCAATGATTTTAACTGCTCTTTGGCCCCTTCAAAAACATCAAATTCCGTAACACGTAAAAGGCTTTGCTGCTGCTCAATCATCGCCCGGATTGCCGGAGCGTTAACGCTCAGGGCGTCTCCGTATTGATTCACCTGGTCGATTGCACCGGGAAAAGATTTTGCCAGCAGGTCGGTAACTTCCTTCAAGCGCTGTTGTTCATCGGCAGTTAATTCGGTTTTGGATTTGAGCGTTTCATACTCGTTTAAAACCGCCGATAAATCCTCAAACTCTTGTAACTGCTGGCGGGTAGTTTCCAGGCTTTCCGCCAGGCTGTCGGTTTCACTGGTGGCGCTTAAAACCCAATCCAGTAAATCACTGCCGGCTTCCAAAACAGCGGTGATGGCCGGAACCACCTGGTCGATGAAAATAAAAGTAAGCCGATCCCACTGGTTGGAAAGCAGTTGCAGCTTGCTTGCCATCGTGTCACTCTGGATCTCGAACGCCGCATTCATCGATCCGGTGGCATTCTCCATTGCAGCAGTTTTTTCGATGAAGTCATCATACTGGCTGGTGGTAAGCGCCAGCAGCGCCGTGACTGATTCCACGCTGCTAAACAGGGTAGTCATTTTGGCAGCGCTGCCCTGGGTGGCCTTTGCCACAATTTCCAGCACCCCCGCCAAACCTTTTTGCGCAACGGCTGCTTCCACGCTGGCAAAACCCTGGGAGGTAATCAATTCGGTAAGTTCATCGGTGGGATCGGCAAGGCCGGTGGCAATTGCTTTTAACTGGGTGGCAACTTCACTGGTATTTCCGGTAACGCCGGTAAGGGTGGCAAACGCTCCAAAAAGCTCATTGGTGGATATTTGCAAGGCGGAGAAAATCGGAATAACCTGACCGGCGCTGGCGGATAATTCTGAAAAGGTAGTCTGCCCCAGGTTGACGGTAGTAAAAGCCTGATCCATCACCGCCTCGAAATCCGACCATTCCTTGCTGTAACCTTTGATAACCGCGGAGCCGATTTGTAAGGCTTCCGTAGTCTGGGCAAGGCCGGCTTTTGCGGCTTTGGCGGAGGCTTCCAAAACGCTGATTTGATTGTTAGCATCCACCCCGGCGCTAACGACCTCGTAAAGGCCGCCGCTTAAATTTTCTAAGGGAACGGAAATATTACTGGATAGGTCTAAAACTGCTTCGCTAAGGGCATCAACATTTTTAACGCCCAGGCTGCCAACGTTGGCAATGGCCGTTTCAAACTCGCTGAATTTACGAATGGGAACTGCCAGGGCATTTACCACCTGGCTTATAACGTTGGTAATCTCGTTGAAGGTAAAAGAGAAAGCGGTTACTTTACCGATCATGGAATCGAAGGAAGCACTAATCTTTCCTTGAAGATTGCCTACGGCGTTGTCGATGGCGCCGGTTTCGCTTTTAAACTGGCCACCTTCTAATGTAACCTTAACTCTTAAATCGGGCATGTTCTAATTTCCCATCATGCGCCAAAAGACGGTTTCAAAATCGTTTTCCAGGAGTAGAAAAATCATTGCATCTTTTAAATCCGCCGCTGCGCATTCCTGGTAGCTACCAAAGTTTGCTTGTTTCAACCGCTTTATGAATCGATCCCAAACGAAAGGGTCATCCTGCTGATCCAGCCATCGATAATCTTCGTCGCCCGTTTTACGAACCGCCAATTGCCCACGAATAATCTCTAATTCAGCGAAGCATTGATGAACTTTTGCAAAAAACGGGTGAGGCCCTCCGATAAAATCCGGGTATCGAATTCATCAAATTTCAATTTGCTGAAATCGTCCTGGTAGATGGTTGCCAGCACCGATTTGGTTTTTTCTTCATCGGTGCAAACTTCCAGGAGCGCCACAGCATACTGCCGGGCGTCGCTATCCAGGAGGCCGAATTGTTTTAAATTTTTAAGAGCCTGGGGGGTCACTTTGTTAAGTGTCAGTTGCTGCTTGCTGTTTTTTTCCATCACTTCCTCCCTAAGAAAGTTTAGGTTAATTAATCGTTATCCCACACCAATTCACTGGTGTCGGTTCCTTTCGCCTTCAGTTTTAAATACGTCCACTGGCCATGCTCAAAGGGCAATTCCACCGGGTCAACAAATTGAATGTCGGTAATGTCAAGGGTCTGGATTAAACCGTCGCTGGCACGAACTACCCCAAAACGAATGTCGTATTTGGGCAGCGTGCGGAAACCCTGGGTTTTGGTGAAAACGCTGGAACTGTGAGTGCCGCCCAATGCCAATACCAGGTGGTCGAGGGTGGCGGCCATCATTACAAAATCGGATTCAAACAGGGTACCAACCTCAGCGCGGGTATTGGGGGCCGGGCTGTTGGAACTCATACGCTCCACAATCGCCGGGGCAATGTTTATGCGGGCTACTTCTTTGGCCAGTTTATTTTCGGAAGCGGCATCCAGGTCTCCACCTGCTGCCACAATCTTCACATAAGTTGCGTGTAAAAAATCCATTATCGCCTCGATCTTTTATTTTCTAACGTCTCTACTTTATCCCACAGTCGCCCAAGTTTTTCCTCGGTCTCCGGTCGCGGGATGTAATCTTCGAATCTCTGCTCTATCTTAATTAGCAAATTGTTGATGTTGTGAATATCGGTTTTCACGGAGCTTAAGAACCAGATTAAAACCCCGGCATGTCCCAGGATAAATAATACTACCCCGACTAAAATTTCTACATTGATGGTCATGGTCATTTAACATCCCGTTGGCCTTTTCCATTTGCATAACGATGCTCAAAAATATTAGCCATTGCGGTCGGCGTTAACAGCGAACCGATTCCCAGGCCAAGATTAAAGGCGTCGATGTGGGGATTCTGAACCATCAAAATGCCGTAAATGACCAGCCCCAAAATGGTTTGCCAAAATTTTCTACTTCCCACCATCTTGCTGCTCCAGTTCCGGGCATTTAAAACCCCAGTTTTTTACTAATACCAGTGCTTTTTTAGGAGTAGTCCAGGCCAGGCCATCTTCAAACTTGACACCAAAAACCCGTTTGTTTTCATGAACGGCGTCGCTGTAAACCATCACGGTTTTTTTTGCCGGTTTTTCCACTTCCTCCAATATTGCAGGAGTATCAACAGGCGTTTCTTCCACGTCGGATATTGAACCGTCAATCTCAAAACCTTCGGCAATTTGTGATTTTCTCTTGCCCATTATGCCGACATCCTTATTGCCGCCACCGTTACCGAAGTGACACCGGAGTAAGTTACCTGAACATTACCATCTCCATCATTGAACCCCACTTGGTTGATGGGGCCAATCATCCGTTCCTCTCCATTGGTAACCGCTACAACTACGTCTTCCTGGGCGGTTCCTGCCGGGGGATTGGGATGCTGCGAGGCAATGGTTACATTGATGGGAGAGCCGCCGCCGTTTTTAACGTGCAGAAAGGTTTTGCCGTCGTTAGGGAATTCATCCCCGCCACCGGCTGCCGCTGCGTAGGTAGCTTCCAGGCCGGTAATCGCCATTTCTTGAATTGCCAGAGTCGCCATTACTTTTTACCCTTCCTTTTATTATCAAAACCGCCGCCCGCTAATTTCATATTGGCTTCCGGCTTTCCGGTGATATTGGTGTCAGAGAGATTCTCATCCCCAGGATTTTCATCCGCTAAATTTCCATCCAGGCCGGAGTTTTTGAGATGATAGCGGTAAGGCCCTTTCGGATCGGTTAATTTTATCGCAAGGAATTCATCTTCGGTTACCCCGATTCCATCGATGAAGGTAAGACCTTCACGCACGCCTCGGAAATTCCGGTTGGGAGTTGCAATAATAAAACGCATTAGTATTCCTCCTGATAAGCATACAGGTAAGCGTTGAATACCGTATCGGATCGGTTTAAAGCCACTCCGAAAATCTTCATACGGTATTGGGGATACTTCTTATTATTGAAATTCAACTGGGCGACCGTGCGGGTTTCCGAGGTCAAATCGGTAAATAAAGTATCGACCGGATCCCAGTTACTGCCGTCAAAACTTCCCTCGATATAACCGGTAATTTTGGGAGAGCCGGCTGCCGAGGTTGCCTGGTATTGAATCCAGAACGGTCGTCCAACATGCCCACCCTTATCCGCAATAGTTAAAAAAGCGCCGCTGGCCAGGGTATCCATCGTGCTTACCGTGTCACGATTGCTGCCCCAGTAAACGTTATCATATTTGCCCAGTTTAAAAGTCGCGCTGGTCAGGGTGTCGATGCTATCCACCGTGCAGGTAAACCGGAAAATTTCTCCGTAGGGCTGTGAATCCTTACGGGCGTTATTGCTCCATTCGCCATCCCCCGCCCAGGCGGTAAAGGCCAGTAGAATAAAAAACAGGATAAACGAAAAATTAAATTTGAATTTCATAGCTACCTCGTTTTAAGCACAGCCAGGGTTGTTAATCCTAAGCGTTTCCGCCGACAGGCAACCCTGGCTTTTCAGGGTTGGTTTACAATTTTAAAGACGGGCCTGCGTGCCAGGTTGTCCGGCCCAGCAAGCCCGTTCGCCTTATCTAGGCTTAATTCAGTTTCCATCCTTGCGACAACACCAGCGCCCAGGGTTTCTGCAAACCTAAAACCATATCCAGGTTGATATTGGTCAACAGGTAATTTCCGCTTTGGCCGGCGTCGCGGGCAATTAAACCCACCGAGGTTAATGCCGAAACATTATCCGCCTCGCCCCATTGCGTAAAGAATACGCTGGAGGAATTACCACCGTTGACCGCTTCCGTGAACGGTAGCAGCGGAACGCCATCGGCGTCATAACCGGCGCCCTTTAAAATCACGTTGCGAATTTGCGGGATCGGCACTCCAAATTCGTCGATGGTTTCCCGGTAGTAACCCAGACTTTTACCCACCGTTACCCAGCGGGTCAAAAGGTCTTCGTTCATGTAGGCAATCGGGTTGACTGCCCGAAGCTTCTGGGCTTCTTTCAGAAAGGCTTCCACTGCCAATTGTTGCGCTTCTATTACGCCGTCACTGTTACCAGCCGGAACTAAAACGCCGTTTTCGTTGGTGTAGCTGCCACTGGCAATTTTCCGTAAGCCGTTAAAATCTTCTGCATCCGCCGCGGCGTCGCCCTCAAAAATAAGATACTGCAAACGGAAACCGGCTTGCCGGGCTTCCCGCTGGATTTGCCGGATCATCGCGGTCGGTAAATCATATCCCCGATCCGCATAAACCACGTCGACCTTTGCATCAAACGATACAATCTTTTTAGTCAAGGTTGCCGGAACCGGGGTGGGCGGGGTGGCGCTGTTATCCTCGTTTAAGGAACGGGTAATTTTAGCTTTCGCCGCCGCGTCAAAATCCTGGTAGATAGTATCGCTGGAACCGGGTTGCGCGTAAAACTCAATATCCTCCAGCGCCGGAGCGACTTCGGCCAGGGCGTCAATCGCCGTATTGGTGAGATTATCACTGGCGGAAATTTCTCTAATTCGTGCCATGTTCTTTTCCTTTTAAATGATTAATTACGGTTTTCGTAGTATTTGGCATCCAGGCCGCGTTGCTGCCATTTCAAACGCAATTCCTCCGCAGCGTCTTTCGCGTGGTTTTTCTTTACCGGTTTTTCCTGGGCTTGCGGAGTTTCCAGGCTGCCCGGTTTGGCGGCATTGGCTTTGATGTTATCCAACACTTCTTTGGTTTTGGCAAAATTCTGTTTGGCGGAGTTAATATAAATCTCTTTTTGCGCCGGGGTAATTTTACCGGCGTTGATGGCGCTGTTTACCAGTGCTTCCACCGCTTCATTCACACGGGATTCCTCCCGTTCTTTTTCCCGATTTTCAATCGCTTCCAGGCGCACTTCCCATTCTTCTTTTTTCTTTTCGCCTTCCGGATGCGGTTTATCTTCCGGTTTTTCGGGATCGGGTGCAGCATTCAATTTTTCTACTGCTGCCTCCACTTGCTCCGGGGTGGCGTCTTCCGGCAACCCCAGTTTCTTTAAAAATTCTGCGGAAAATTTCATATCATCCTCGTGGTTTGAGTTACGAATATGGTCTATTTCGTTGTCAAGATACGGCTCATTGGTAAGCGCCACGTGCAACAATTGTGCACCGATGGGCATCCCCAACTTATTGCGACTTTCCAAAACGTAAGCCGGGGAAAGATACCGGTATTCCCGGTTCTTCACCATCTCCGTAGCGTGCGGCGTAAAGTCCGGGTATTTAACATACAACCCATCTTCCAGAACCTCCGCCGATGCACTCCATCCGGCTGCGCGGGTATCACCAAACAACGAACGATGTTCAAAGTCAAAGAGTAAATCCTTTTTGCTGTTATTGAAATTATCCGCCATCTGTTGCAGATGGGTAGCGGTAATTTCATGTGGGCCGTCCGGATGATTTGGGAAAACCCCAATGGGAACCACTTTAATAAAGTCGCCCTGGGCGATTTCTACCGCGTTAAAAAAACAGCCCTTTTTTCTGCTTGACTTATTTCTAAAAATTGCTAACTTAAACACGTTCGTTTTTGCCTTTCTTGTTCAAGACATCGTAAAAATAATTCCCCAAACCCCATTTTTAAAGAGTTCTCGCCACAACTATACTGCCGTGCGCTAAATTTTAGTAAACGCCGTTGGCCTGTTATAAATTTCCCGCTGTCGAAAGGAATGATATGCTAACGGTAAACAAAAAAATTTCTCAAGCGCGGGTGCAGTTCAACCCCGATTTTTACAAACGCGCTTATCAGCAATACAAAGATGGGGTCTTTACTGATCTGATTGCCTTGATGAAAGAATCGGCCATCGATAGCTACGTTGCCGGATGCCTCGCCAGCCGCCGTTCCGGTTTCCAGCGGGATTGGACAATCAAACCCTTTGATCCCGATAACGCCGCCGACCAGGAACGCGCCCTGTTTATCCAGAACATGTTTGAGAATATCAACTCCCGGTTGTTCTTTAAAAAAATCCATGAAGCCACCACCTACATTTATAGCGTGATCGACTTTGAGTGGGAAGTCATTAACGGCTTACAGGTTATCACCGGGTTTAAATGGTATGATCAAAAATATTTCAAGTATGACCAGGACGGTATTTTGAAAGTCGATTGGGGAAAGAGCCTGCGCCCCATCCCGGAAACCACGTTGGTTTGCGAGAGCAAAGAAACTCCCATCATGCTGCCGGTGCTGCGCGACTTTATCTTGAAAAATTTTGGCCTGGAATCCTGGGCTTCTTTCATCGAAGCCTTCGGTGAAGGAATCCTGATTGGAAAATATCCCCCCGGCGCTACCGCCGATTTTAAACAGGAATTGGAAGACGGCCTGGATGCCATTGCCCGCAGCAGCCGCGGCACCATGCCCCAGGGCACCGAAATCGACATCGTGGAAACCAACCGCACCACCGGCGATCATAAAGATTTTACACAAGTGTGCAACGAGGGTATTGCCATCAGCCTGCTGGGGCACGCCAACGCCGTGCAGGATAGTAGTGGAATGCGGATCGGTGAAAACCTCGCTCCCTTCAAAGTGCGGCGAGACCTGGCCCTTGATGATATGTATTTTATCGAACCTTGCATCAATAAAGCCATACATATCATCTACGATCAAAATTATGCTGATGCCCGCTACCCGCTTTTCCGAATGGATAAAAGCGAGCCTATCAACATCACCGAGCGCCTGGATGTTTTGGATACCGCCTTCAACCAGGGTTTGATCATCGACCCCGACGAATACCGCAAGCTCGGTTTAAAAGTTCAGGATGACCAGGAACCCTTACAAAAGGATTCCATCTTATGAAATTCTCCGCCACCGTTTACAACGAAGCCAAACGCCTATTCATTGAGGAAGAATTGAGCCTGCATCAAATCTCTGCCCGTTTTAACGGCCACCCCAGCGCCCCGGCCATTCACAAGTGGTCGAAGATTCCTGACAATGATGGAAAGACCTGGAAGGACTATAAACTTGCCTACCGTGATGAACTATACAATATGGTTTCTCCCCAGGCCATTGCCGTAAAAATTTTGGATAACATCCAGAAGCTTTTGAACAACGAGAACTTCGGCACCAAAGACGCCGACGCCCTGGCTAAACTCCAAAAGAGTATGCAGAAAATCACCGATCCCAAATACCAGATACCGGTGATGTATTCCATGCTCACCGACCAGATGAAGTTTTTCCAGAAACATTACCCGCAGATCGTCAACAAGGATTTGGTGGATGCTATCCGGCATTTCAAAAACGAGTTGGGAAAGAGGTTGAGCAGTGGACAGTAATCATCTGAAAAACATCGACGTTGGGTTTGAACGGCTGCTGCTGGATATTCTGCACGGCGTCGATCAATTGGAATTCACCCCGGAGCGCCGTGCCTTGCGCCGCCAGGTGGTTGACGCCGATGATCTGGCCTTTTGCAAAACTTATTACCCAAAAATTTTCGACCTGGAATTTAACGCCCTGCACCGCCACATCGCCGGCCTCAAGGAAGGTAAATACACTGTGGAAGGTTTCCCGATGTCCGGCAAAACTGCCTTCACCTTCATCACCAAAATTATTAAGCCGATGCTCACCGGGGGAAATGGCCTGTTTAACGTTACCCTTCGCACCCAGGACATCGCAAAGGAACGCACCTTTCACATATTTCGTCTCATAACCTTCAACCGTTTGTTGATGTTCGATTATGAACCCAACATTCTCCAGGAGCAGAAGGGTTACTACATCATCAACAAGGCGACCCTGGTAGCTACCAGCGTCGAGACCGGCTTGCGTAATTTTGTTGACGATGATTTTAAACGCTTCAAAGTAAGCGTGGCCGATGACCTTTATAACCGTGTATCCGTGCGTTCCGAAAAGGATAACGAAAACGTCGCGGAGTTCGTTACCGGGGAGCTTTACCGGCAGATGGAACCCGATGGTTTGAGCGTCTGGCTGGGTAACGGAATTAAAGAAGATTGCCCGATTCGCCGGGTTTCTAATTTGTTTCCCGACCAAAATTTTATTTTCCCCATCGTCGATGAAAACGGCAATTCCAACTGGGAAGTAAAATACCCCACCGAGAAGCTGCCGGAACTGCAAAAGGATATTCCCTGGGATGTCTGGGAAGGCGAATGGCTCTGTAAACCGGCCATGAAAGGCGACATCTTCCAGAAGGATTGGCTACATACCATCAACATCAATCTTCTGAAGATCATCGCCAGCCTTTCCGCCTGTGATCCCTCGCACGGTAAAAGCCCGGCAGCCTGCAATAAAGGTTTAATCACCGGAGGCGTCACCAGCAAGCATGAAGTCATCGTCCAGGACATTTACCTGCGCACCGAATCCTACGAAACCATGTTCGACTACGTGGCCGCCCTGCGCCAGCGTATTTCCAACTGGAAAGTTTTGCTGTTTGAAAACGACTTCGAGCAGTGGAATTTTGCCGATGCCTATTATAAAGACTGGATGAAAACCCGCAAATCCACGCTGCCGATTATGACCTTTTACAGCAAGGATAACGCCACCGAATATCGCGGGGCCGATAAAGAAAGCCGTATCCTTAACCTGGTGCACCCACACCAGACCGGCATGATCCTTTACAGCGACCTGCTAACCGGCACTTCCGATTGGGTGAAATTCCAAAGCCAATACCTGGCCTTTGGCAAGGCAAAGGAAAAGCAAGACGGCCTGGATGCCCTGGCCACCCTTTATATTATGATTTTCCGATACATCGAAACCGGTAACTTTAAAGCCACCAAAAGCAAACGTTACCAGAAACCAGGTTGGTTTGCCAAATTCCGGGAGGGCCGCTGATGGCCGAATTAAACGACGTCCCCGACATCCTTGAAAAACTGCAACGCCGCCTGTTTAGCCGGGCGCTGCTTAACAAAATCGGGTTGGCCGGTATCCGGTTAATCAAAGCCCGCACCCGCCTGGGCATCGATGTCAAGGGCGCTGCCTTTGAACCGTATAGTGACGGTTGGGCGATAATCCGCCAGGCGCATAACCTGCCAACCGCCTACGTCAACCTGGAGTTTAACGACATCGACGGGATGTTGAAAAAGATCGATCACGTGGTGGCCGCCGACCTGGAAAGCGTCGAAATCGATATTCTCGATCCCGACAAACGTAAAATTGCCAGCTACCACAACGACCTGGGCGCCGGTAAAAGCCACGTCAAGCGCCGCTTCTTTGACATCAACCAGCAAGAAATGAAAAAGATCGATGAACTGGTCGAGGCAGATTTGAATTTATTATTAGCCGATTTAACACGGGAGGCCGACTAATGGCTTTGATCGACATTACCGAAGTTCAGGAAAAGTTTGAAGTCTGGGAAGATTATTGCACCATCAACGGCCTGGATAAAACCGCCGAGGAAGTGCTTCAGGATAAAATCGACGACGGTGAAACCGAATTGCTGGAATACCTAACAGTGGATGAAGACACCATCACCGCCATTCACCAGCGGCATTTGATGAACATCATCCGCTACAACTGCTTCCGTGTCAAACACGGCGATACCGAGTTTGAAAACAAGCCGCAAATCGTGGTGGATTACGAGCGCACTATCGAAGCTCTAAAACAGATGAAGGTGAGCGACGAATTAGGGGCCGCCCAAGACCTTCCGCAGCTCAAAGCCAAAACCCGGATTTTCGACGAGGGCGGCTGGTTTACCGACGAAGCTGGATAATTCCGGCTTGGTCGATTGATCTCCCCGTATAACGCAAGGCGAACGGCAAAAACACCGTTCGGATGGAAACTCCCCGGAGTGCTTTTTCCGCTTCCGGCTGTCTTTTTAAAAAAATCGGAGAATTTTTTAAATGTATCGCGCCCAGCAATCTTTACTCAGGCATCTCAAAGCCGGCTTCCCCGGAGTCACTTTCGAGGAATACGCCGGCCAGCTTCGTGACGCCAACAAATTAAAACAGCGTAGCCTCCCCTGCGGCTACGTCGTTTACATCGACGGCCAGCCGATGGCCCAGCAGAAGCAGCATCAACTGGATGTAATCACCGTCTCGGAAAGTTTAGTGCTCAATAAAAAGGATAACAAAAACTCCAACCTCTTATTCAGCGAGCAGGTCAACGAATACCTCCGCCAGCACACCCTGTTTAATACCCACGACGGCGCACCCGGCGTTTACATTATCTTGAATGAGCAAACCATTTCCCGCACCCTAATGGTGGATGCCCGTTTTACCATTTTGTCACTCAGTCTCCAGGTTAAGGATTCAACGCCTTGACCTTAAACCAATAACCTTATATAAGGAGTAGCTAAATGAATTTAGAAATGTTGATTGCCGTAGGAATGACTTTTATTCTAAGCCTGATCGGTTCCGGCGTCATCGCCAAAATTGTTGCCACCTTCGGTAAGGCCGAGGAAATAACCGCTGCCATCGAAGACTTTGCCACCCAGGTAAAAGAACTGCTGGCCCTCACCGCCACTGTATTGGCCGATGGCACCGTCACCCAGGATGAAGTGGCCCGCATCATCAAAGAAGCCAAAGACATTGAGGAATCCCGCAAGCGCCTGTTTGATGTTTTCAGTATTCGGGTACAGCAAAAATCCGTTCATCCCCAGGAAATGCTACGATCCAATAAAAAGAAATAACCCAGGAGGGAGTTCGGGGAACTCGCTGCTCCTTACTCCCCGGCCAGCGGGCGGTATCCAAATTGCTTACCGTCCCTGGCTTATTATGAAAGGTTGTTATGGAAGAAACCATGTGTTTTATCGTTCTCTATCTTATCATCGGTTTTCTAAAAGCCACCCGTGATATTATCCTGTTCCGATTCACCTGGAGCATTTTTAGCGAGTGGCCGCAATGGATCCGTAATTTCCTCACCGGCTTAAACCGCTCTTGCCGTATATGCGACGGATTTCACCTGGCCGACGGCCTTATCGTTCAACTTCCCGCTATGGGAATTCTGATACTGTTAAACGTATTTATTTACGGTATCTCCCAGTGGTGGGTGCTCCCACAGTGGGTAGTATTTTTTGTCTTATTTTACAACGGTTGGTTTAACAATCTATATCATTACATATTGATGAAAAAACAATACCGGGGAAAAGCTGGACATGGCTTACGAGAGTAAGCTAATATTTTTCCCCGTTTTTTACAGGGAGTCAAAACGAGTCACTTCTTAAACACCTTTACCAACTCATAAACCTTGCGCAAGTCTTCCTCGTTTAAACCTTGTAGTAGCTTTACAATTTTCCCCACATAGCTGCTGGTAACCGCTGTTGCCGTGTAGCTACCGCCCGCCTCGCTAACGCCGTAAAATCCCCCGCCGTTTTCTTCCGAAAAACCTCTACCAATTAAAAACGGCGTGCCCTCACCGGAGATTAGCCAATTGATATTCACACCATGTTTTTCATAAATCCTCAATAACATTAAAGAACCCGGATTCGATCTTCCTGCCAGCCAATCACCAATATTGCCGGAAGTCGCTCCAATCGATTTTGAGAAATCCTTTTTTGTTAAATGTAATTCCTCAATAAGCCACTTCAATCTTTCACGCATTTGAAGCCCAAATATTATTTTAAAAAGTTGTCACTTAAATAAGTGATTTTCATCTTGACAGACACTTATTTAAGTGTTAAACTTCCCTGTGTAAAATTAAAGATCAATTATTTAAACAGGAGCAGCAGCTATGAGAATAGAACCGATTGAGTTTAACGAGAGGGAAGCGCGGGTGGCTATGGAGGTTTTAGGTGCCAGCCAAACGCAGATTGCCCGCCAGTTTGGGGTAACTCCCCAAACCGTTTACAAGGTATTAACCCGCCAGAAAAACAGCCAGCGCATTAACCGGCATTTTAAAGAGATCATAAAACGCGCCAACCGGGTGGTAAACCTGCGCCCGTTAAATGTGCAGCAAGGCGGCCAGCGCCGCCAGGCTTCTTAAATGTCTTTTTAGCTCCTGACAGGAAAGTTTAACCATTCACGAGAAAGGATTCAATAGCTATGAAAAAATTACTGGGATTTTTGCAACGCCTGTTTACCAGGCCAAAACAGCGAGGAATAAATCATGAACCCCCAACTGCAACAGGCCCTTTACAGCGCCTTTCACCAGGGAGCCATGAAGCCCCGGGAGATCGCCCGGATGCTCAAAGTCAGCTACAACTACCTTGCACGTGCCTGCATGGCTGGAAAGAGCCGCGTAGCCTTTCCCATCCACTGGCTACCGGATTTCATCAAGATAACCGGCAGGGTGGAGCCGCTGAAAATCATTTCGAATTCCAGCGGATACCTTTTATCCCCGATCCCATTGCGCTCCGTTCCAACGGAAAAGGAAGTGCTGGCAATGATGTCAACCTTTTCTCAGGCCATGCAAGCCCTGGCTACCTGGGCAAGAAATCCCGGCGACAAACTCGCCATGGAAACCATCGCCCAGTTGACCAGAACCCAGGAGGAAATCGAATATTGGAAACGCCTGATTCAATCCCCGAAGATCAGCAAATAATCACCTGCCCGCACTGCGGCTACCGCCACGCCTACGACTACTGGAACTTCCCGGAGATCCGCCTTACCGAGGGCCTGGAAAACCTCTCCTGCGAATCCTGCGGCGGCTTCCTGTTAGACGACGATTTTAACGCTAACCTGCAAAACTACCAGGGCGACCTGCAACTCTCCCTGCTGCGTCACCGCAGCCGTTGTTACGCCTTTTTTAACGGCCAGGAATACACCCACAAAAATGGCCTCTATGCCCTGGCCATCGCCATGCAGAAATACTTTCGCCACGAAGGTTTGAAAGGGGGGAAACCATGAAAATTATGATCCGCCGCAACCCTTACCGCTGGTTTTACCTGCGCCGCCATCGCATCCGTGGGCGCTACTGCCTGGATGCTTTGGAAGTATGTTTCTTCACCATCGCCTTTATGTTTATCCGGCGAGAAATGAACCTGATGGAAGGCCACGCTTATGTCTCCACCTTCTACACCCGCGCCTTAGAGCCAATGGGCGAAGCCATCATCGACTTAATTAAATGGGATACCGTCTTTTTCCATTACCGTAATCTACCCCGCCAGGAAATGGAATTGTCGATACCCCTCTTTTATGACTGTTACCAGGAACCAAAATTAGGAGGAAGTAATCATGCCAAAATCAATTAACCAACGGCAGATCATTGCCATGTATCAAACCGGCTGTTTTAGCAACGCCGCCATTGCTCGCCGGCTGGATGTATCGGAAAAGACCGTGCAGCGGGTTATCTCCGATAACCTGGAAAACGGCATGTTCCCCGCCGAGCGTTTTAAAGAAATGACCCCCGAAGACGAAAAAGCCGTCTGGCTGGCCTGGTTTCGCCAGGGAGCGCCTTACAGCTACATCGCCTATTGTTTCGGCGTAAAACGCCAGACCGTTGTAAGCGTGATGGAAGAAACCCTGGATCAAATCTTCGAATCCGATCAAACCCTTTCCCCGGCCCCGGCAGCCGTGGAAAATGAACTCTTAAACATTTTTTAAAGGAGCAGCCATGAGCGAGAAAAATATCATCCCCGGCAAACTGGTCGACATGGGAAAACTCACTTCCTACGACAACCTCAATTATTACCAATACCAGCCGGAAGGTAACAGCAACTTGCGCGTGCGCTTTTTCCCGCTGGAGCACAAACCCAATATCTTTCTGGCCGATTACAGCCGCAATTCCGGCATGTCTTTCGAAAGCTGGCCCGGTGCATTCCAGGAGTTTACCCACCTGGAGCGCCACGCCCGCCATATATGTAAAATTTTAAACGGTGAATAAAGGAGCAGCTATGCAATACTTTCTTTTACTTTTTCCCGATGGAACATTTTCAATCTTAAAATCCAGCCTCGACCGCCGCCCGGTTAAGCAGGATTTTCAAAACGGCACTCGCCTGTTTTTAGTCGATTCCGATACCAACATCGAAAACCTCTGGGAATGGACTTGTGAGCGCTTCGATGGTAATAAAAAATCTTACCTGGAGTTATCCTGGTGAAAGGAGAAAAATATGATTATCAATAAAATCTATTTAGCAAGTTCCTGGCGTAATGTTTACTACCCACAAGTATTAAAGTTATTGAAAGAGTGTGGTTATGACGTTTATGATTTCCGTAATCCCCATGCACATTTTAAATGGTCGGATATAGACCCGGAATGGGAAAACTGGGATACCGATCAATATAAACGTGCTCTCAATAATTCATTGGCTGTCAAGGGTTTCAATAATGATATGTTTATGCTTACTAACTGCGATTTGTGCATAATGGTTCTACCTTGTGGGCGTAGTGCCAATTTAGAGTTGGGAATTGCTATCGGAAAGGGAATACCCACCATCATTTATATACCGGAAAAAATCGAACCGGAACTCATGTATAAAGCCGCCAATTTTATTGTTTCAAGTGAAAAAGAATTACTGGTAAGGATCGGCTGGCTACAAACATAATCCGAACGATAACCGCCAAACGTCGGGAAAAAGTGTCCACTCGAGGACACCAATTTTGTGGCATCCTTTTTAAAAACGAACTCTAAATTTTAATAACAGGAGTAAAAAATGAGCAAAAAAAATGGATCAGCGACCGTAGAAACCACCCCGGAAGAAACCGCTGTGGAGCTTTCTGAGGTTCTGGAAATCAATAACATCTATGATGATGAAGAAAAGAAGCTCCACAAGATCACCCCGGAGCGTCGTTCCCTGGCCGGTTTCCTTCACCAGCAGTTACTGATGGGTGCATTGATCACCGCCTTTGCCATCAAACGCATCTTTGATGAAAAGCTCTACCTCGAATTGGGATGTGGTAGCAAAGAGGAATATTGCGAAACCATGCTACCGTTTAATCGCAAACAGGCTTACAAATACTTCGCCGTTGCTGAAAAATTCGGCAAATATCTCCCCGCCAACTTCGATCCTGCCAAACCCCTGGTGGAAGGCGAAAACCCCCTGCCCACCACCGAGATCACCAAACTCTACGAGCTTACCCGCCTGGAACCGGAACAACTCGACCAGCTAATGGATGGCGAGTCCGTTGGAAACATCGACCCCCAAAACATCCACGTCCTCTCTGCCAACGCCCTGCGTGGGCAAATTAAAGAAATGCGCAAAACCTACGGAAGCCGGGTCACCAACCTGGAGGAGCAGGTAAAAACCCTCAAAGAGGAAATCAAAAACAAGCAGCACCTGGTGGCCGAGGCCAAACAGCTAAAAGAAGATTACGTCTTCCTGCAAACCCACTTCGAGAAACCGGCTGCCACCTTAAAGGAAAAAGAAAAAAACCTGGAACTCGCCCGTAAGCACATGCACGACCTCCAGCCGGCCCTGCTAAATTGCAACATCTCCGCCGACGATCCCGACACCTTACAAGATGACCTCATGGATTTAATCAACCACATACAATGGATCGTCGATTACAGCAAAACCGTTTACGGCGAAGTGCTCTTATCCTTTATCGAAAGACGCCAATAAGGAAACCAACATGGCCACCGCTAAGCAGATAAAAGTTATAAAAGCCATCCAGCGCGATAAATTCTCCAGCGATGAAGAATACCGCGACTGGCTGCGTAACAACTTCAAAGTCACTTCCTGCACCAAACTCAACAACCAGGAAGCCAGCGAAGCCATTCAACTGCTTACCGAGGGAAAAATAAAACCGGTCACTCCCGCAAAATATCGAGGCAACGGCAAACGCGGCAGCCAGGTGCACCTGACACCCGCCCAGGCTGAGCGTATCCGTATCCTGGAAGAAATCCTCGACTGGCATTCCAACGGTCGCCGTCTGCAAGGATTTATGAAGCGTATCTTCAACCGTGAAACCCGCGTTGACTGGCTAAAAAATTACGAAGCCGTAAAGCTCATTCTGGGAATGACCAAATTAATTTCCGGTAAAGACGAAACCCTTTTTAAAAAACTTAATTCCATGAACAACTCCGAACTCCAAACCTATCGGGAAAACCTGTAATGTTAAAAATTGACTGGAACGCATTACGGGAGGAATGGATAGCCGCCCCTCACGGTGGCAAACGTGCGGTCATCCAAAACTATGCTAAAACCTGTAACGTCAGCTACGCCACCCTCTATCGTGGCCTGCAAAAACGTTACGGCCCCACAAAAGATGTTATTCGGGAGAAAAAAGTGCCGGATCAAATAATCGACGAAGTTGCCAAAATTAAAATCGCCGGGGAAAAACTGTCCCTCAGTCCCCGGGAACTATCCACCGGGCTTTGCATCGACATCCTTTCTAAGGAGGGAAAAATCAAGGACGGTGACGTAACTGTCAGCACCGTAAACCGACGCCTCCGGGGATCCGGTTTTCGTATGGAAAACCCGGTGGTGCGGTTTGAATGTTCCCGCGCCAACCAGGAGCACCAGATGGACTTCACCCGCTCCAAATATTTCCAGATGTATAAATTCTCCGAACTGGATAACGACTGGCTTCTCAAACGCTCCGGTAAAAACCTGGAATACAAAGAGCACGATAAAAAATTCCGCACCTGGATTGTATCCCTGGTCGATAGCTACTCACGCGTGCGCCTGTCGCGTGCCTATCCCGCCACTAATGAAAGTGCCTTCCTCGGGCTCGGATTCCTGCACTGGGTATGGACTCGTGAGGAAGATGCCATCCCTTTGCGCTACCTGTCCGATATTTTGAAAACCGACAACGGCGCATTTGCCAAACGCACCGAAGTAACCGCCGCCTTTACTTCCCTCGGCGTTGACCTGCGCACCAGCGCCCCCGGCAATAAAGACAGCCAGGGAAAAGTAGAACGACCCTTCCGCACCCTCTGGCAACGCTTCGAGTTATTCCTATCGGTTAAAATGGATCGCGCCGGCCAGGAAACTCTACTGCTACGTGAATACAACGACCTGTTGCTGGAATACTGCGCCCAGGAAATGCAAGAAGCCCATCCCATCCACCGACTGCATACTCGCGAAGCGCTTTACCGCCAGAGCATCCTGCAACACGCCCCCCGCCAGTTTGATGGCGACATCTTCGACCACGCCTTCCGTGTCGAAGAAAGACAAGTCGGGCGCGACCTGATGGTAAAGTTCCGGGGAGAAAATTACGAAGCCCCCCTTTACTGCCTCGGAAAATCCATCCGCGTCTATCAAAATATGAACGGTGAATTAATGGGCGACCTGATAGATGATTACCGTGAAAAGCCCTTCCTATTAACTCCCTACCGCGTCCGGGAATACGACGATTACGAAAACCGTCCCCACGGTACCTACCGCCAGCAGATGGAAAAAGAACTCCGCCAGGAAAAACAGGCCAAAGTCAAAGATACCCACGACCCCGCCGCCGCCGAATCCCAACCCGCCAAACAAAAATTCTTGCCGCCCCGCCCCATAGCGGCCAAAGCCGAAAGTGTTTTCACCTTAAATAATTCCCCGGAAACCTTTAAAAGCCCTTTTGAAGCCCAGGCTTACATCGGAAAACAACTGCCGGAAGGTTACACCTATCAAACCTTCCGCCACGTGTTCGACGATCTCCTGGAAAGCACTCTGGAGAAAAAAGCCATAGACGCCGTGCTGCTGGCCGTTAAAGAGACCCTGGGAGATAATAACCTTAAACTCATTCAAGGAGGATAACATGAGAAGTTTTTTAATTTCCATTTTTAAAAGACGCTTCCGAAAAATCTGTATGGGATGCTGGGGCTGGAAAGACGGCGTCTGTAACTGGTGCCAGCACTGCCCCGATTGCGGCCATATAAACGTTTGTCCCAAACGATAACCGAAAGGAGTTTCACATGAATAACCGTATTTTAAATCATTTTGGCATCAACCAGCTAATATTCTTCCTTAGCGAAACCGTCCGCCGCTTCATCAACGACGTAAAAGATGCCATTCTCAACGACCGTATGATCGCCTTAAGTGGAGCCGTC